GAAGAGATAAAAAGGTAGAAAACGCCGTAGGAGTTAAATCCAAACACGCGATATATGATATTAATAGGGAGTTGATACACAGCAAGGACGACATCACATTTACTAGAAGTCCGAGCGTAGCAACACCAAATGAAAAGGGTAAAATGGAGAAGTGTTACAAATGCGGTCGGAATCGGGTTTTCCCACCAGAATCAGATGTATGTCTTCATTGTGTGCGCTGTTAAGGCGACACACTCTTACTGCTAACCGTAATGTTTATAACCTTACTGGTCGAGTACAATATGTAAGGGGGAATGATGAATGATTAGAGCAAAGAGTGTGAAACACGTTGAGTGGGAAATACTGAATATGTTGATTGGTGATGAAGAGGACTATCATTATAGTAGTACTCAAGAATTGGCGGAAGATGGTTTAGTACCGATGGGTGATAGTGTAGCAATCAAAAGATATAACACGGCACTGAAAAACATCAAAGATATTTTGATGGGTATGCGAGAAAAGCGAGTCAAGCATCTACCAGAAGAACATAGGGTTTGTGGTGGTGAATAATGACTGAAATATGGTCCCAAAAGCATAGGCCCACCATATTGAGAGATGTGATAGGTCGTGATGATATTGTAGCCCAATTTAAGGATATGGCTGGTCATATTGTTATGCAGAACTACTTGTTTCATTCTCAAGAAGCGGGTACAGGAAAAACTACTCTTGCTCGCGTTTTGGCTAATGAGTATGGATTCCAACTTCATGTGTTTAATGCTTCTACTAAGAAAGAAAGAGGTATTGGGTTCATCGAAGATGAACTGATTCCGAGAACTAGGACTGGTAATCACAAGCAGATTTTCTTACTTGATGAGGCAGACCAATTGACTGACGCGGCACAATCCGCTCTCAAGGGAGTTATGGAAAACGCTCATGGTTATTTCATATTGACTTGTAACAATCTCGCTAAGGTTTCTCCTTGGTTACAATCCCGATGTAACTTAGTGCGTTTCCCCCCTTATGCGACAAAAGATATAGCAAGGATTTTACGGGAGATAACACTCAAAGAAAACGTCGCTGGTTTTGTTAGGATGGACGATACTATTCAGCGTATAGCAAAGCATCATAGTGATGCTCGCTCTGCTATAAATTTCTTACAAGCATATGTTAATTATGGTGCAGACAAAGACAAGTTCTTATTTTCTTTAGATACTCCTAGTGTGGACTACGCTAAGTTCCTTCGTGTAGCAGTACGAGAGAAGTCTTTTGATGGGGCATTGAAGATTATCAGAGGGCAACCCTTGGCAGATACTCTACGTGGTATCTTTGATTACATGGTAGAATCTGATGCAAAACAAGAGTCGAAACTACTAATCGTCAATGCGTTGATAAATGCACAACGCGACCTCATTTCCGGCATATCGTCGGACCTTATACTCGCCAATTTCGTAAGGGAGTGTGTAGAATGATAATGTTTATATGCTTAACCGATTTAGGTGAAAATACACAGGAAGTGATAGAATGACTACGACCGAAGATATGATGAAAAATGTGGCAACGAATGTTGGTGTTGATGTATCTGTTCTCAAAGCGAGAATGGAATCTGTTCTTGAAGAACAGGGTTCAGCATGGCGTAATGCTGGAAAGAATGACGAAGAATGCAGAGTGTTTGCTCTAAGAGTTTCTGCTAGACAAATAGCATCCGAAAGTGCTAAGTTAAAGAGAAGTGGTGCTGAATCTCTAAAGGGTATGTTTATCAGTGTACCTAGATACAAAGATTGGGGCCAACTACTATACCGTAAGATGGACAACACTCTAAAGATGGCTAGTGAAGATGTACGAGAATCCTTAGTAACGCAAGGTAAAGTAGTAATCTTTACTGATAATTACGACGGTACTTACAGTCGTGCTATCAACCCATCTCTACGAAACAAAGTTGCCTTTGAAGCATACTACGATGAAGATTCAGTTACAGAGTTGCCTAAGAACATCAAGCAACTTGATGAGTCTACTTACTACTACATAGTATGGGATAACAAGTCTCCGACTTTCCCATCGGGTGATGCTAACTTCAAGTACGGCTCTGCTAGACCTACTAAGGAATTAGAGAGAACTATGCTATTCGCTACTGCTGACGGGCCTGTAACAATCAAGGCTTCTGGTGTTGTGGCCGAAGATGCTCCCCCTACCTTTGTACCGGGAACCTATGCGGTTCGTATGGGTCGCAACGGTGTTGGTTATGCTAAGGCTGGTGTATCAGTATTCAAGCGCGACGATTCACTAGCATCTGAATTCCCTCTCCCTCCCTTCCGTAGCGAAGATGGCGGTCTCATGGGCAGTATGCTTGGTGATGACCTATTGAAGAATCTTGATGCCGTTGGTCCGTTCTATGAGGCTAATCATGGTACTGATGGATGGTGGGATAGACTCATTGGTGTACTTACAGAAGTTATTAGCATTGAACCCCGCGACAATGGTGGCTTCAACCTAGTAGTTGCTGACTTAGATATTACTTCAATGGCTCCAGTAGTGGACATCTATATCCCTGCTTCCCAAGAGAGTATGATTGACTTCGCCGTTGGCACTAAGGTACTTGTGATTGCACAACCTTGGAAGACTCAAGATGATGAGTACCGACTATCTGTAAATGGTTGGTGGGCCTTCGATGCGATTGCTCCTATGGCAGACGTACCAGTAGATTCTGTGGATGATGGGTGGGACGCATGAGTTGGGGCCAACATCCAGAAATGAGCCGCTCCGCTACTTCTACCGCGGCGGTAAAGACATCTTATGATGCAGATTACTACAATAACTTGTTTGACAACAATCAAGCAAAGTATCGTCCTGTTCGTATGGCCCTTGTTGGTCGTGAGAATACTGCTAAAACTGGACTTGCTCTTGACCTACTTAGGCCGGAGATTGAGGCTGGAAAGAAAGTGGCTATCTTCGATGTGGACAATTCTGCCAAGCAGACCGTTGATTATCTGTACCCCGGAAAGGACAATATCATAGTGCTTCCTCTCTTTGATGAGTTAGATGATTCTATCTTCAATGACGATAACTCTGTGAACTATACGGCTCTTATCGATAAGGTATCATGGTTCACTAATATTGTAGCAGAACGTGTCAAGGCTGGAGAAGAATATGCTGGTATCATCTTTGATGGTGGCTCTACTTTCCTTAAGTGGTGCGAACAGGCTATGACTTATGTATTGCAGAATCGTTCTAAAAATCCGGTCAATCCCGAAGATGGAGATAGATTCAATCAAGCAGAATGGCGTATTCGTAACAAACTGTTCCGAGATACTATTCAACGTATTCATGGATTAGATGTACCGAAGGTATTCTTCACATTCCACTTGAAACCTATTCAAGAGTATGTGGACAATGGTTCTGGTGGCAAAGTTCTAATGAGTGTCGGTGAACGCCCTGAATGGGAGAAGGGAACTATGCGTTGTTTCTCGCAACAAATATTCCTAACTCGTTACATGAAGAAGGCTGACCCTGCGGCTGGTGTTAAGGGCGATAAATCCTTAGCCGAAGGTGAATGGGCAGTAAAGGCAATCATAGAAGAAATGAAGGGTCACAACATGGAACATCTAGGCGAGACTCATACTATTCTATCTGTTAAAGACGGTAAAGTAAATTGGTCTGGTCTACCTTTCTTGAATTGGGAGTGATTGGGTGAATATTAGAAACGATGCGCTAACTAGGCTTCTTACGCTAACTAAGCGACCACAAACGGTTGCTGGCAAGAAGCAAGACCAAGTAGAATCTACTCTACTTCGTTTCGGTGGTGTTTGTGTTGAGACAATCAACATAGTGCGCGATGGCGTTACTTCCCTTTCGCGTTTCTCTACACCTCACAAATTACCAATGGCGGTCAATATACCAATCGCATCTATCGACGCGGTGCTAGGGATTCTGCCTTATCATGGTACAGAAGTATCTTTGTCATGGTCTTACGATAAGTTGGAGATACGGTCTAGGAACAAGAAGACTACCCTAACAAGTAGTCTCAACGCTCCAGCCTTTGCTAACTGCCCCGACGCAATATCTGTTTGGGCGGAGAAAAGCCTAAGTAGATTCGACCAACTGAGAGAAGATGGAGCATATCTAATAACAAGCACAGGCGAGTGGTTGTTGCCTAAATTATCTATCACTCTTGATTCATCCGAATTGTTTGAGGCTCTACGATGCGACGCTATCAATGGGCAGAAGACTAATCGCTTTACCTTTGCCTATGATGCTGATTATATGTCCGTTAAAGTAGGCTCTGAATTGAAAGGTGCTACTGAAACTATTTTTTCTTTACCAGACCAAATGTTAGATGCTGGAGAAGTTACTATTGAAGGTGGTATCGATTCGGTACTCAAACACTACGGCGGAGATGTCACATTACATTTCCTAGATTTCAGTGAATACGAACAAGGAACCCGTATTCTATTCGTATTCCCTAATGGAGACATGGTTTTCCAAGTGGGGTTATTGGAGTGATTAACATGAAAGCAGAAATATTATTAACAGACGACGACGGAAACACGACTAGCATTACGATTCATCCCGAAGATGGCTTGGTAGAACAGCCTCTAGGTGAATGGGGATTCAGCGGTAGATTGGTCAAAAAGAGCAAGGATTACCGTAACGAAGAGTGGTTAAGGAATCAGTATGAGGTGTTGGGTAGAAGTATGGCAGATATAGCCGATGACTACGGTGTAACACCTATGGCTATCTTAAAGTGGCTAAACAAGTTTGGTATCGAGACAAGAGCAAGAGGTAGAAGAAAGTAAGTATATTTCGCGGTTTGCCCTGTAATAACGGTATATGAGGGTCATTCTCTCCCGCAGAACATCGCGGGACGGGCAGGGGGTCAATCCTCCGCTCCCACCGTTCCCGCTTTATATACTTGTTTCTACGAATTTTTTGGAAAAAATTTGTGATTGATATGGCTGGTGTTTGTAAAAAATGCAAGCGTTGGGCTGTGTTACACCCCGTA